AAAACTGCCCTAACAAGAATAAATAGAATTATGAGAGAAGAAAAAGAAAAGTTTTATACTAATCAGATAACTGCAGATAGAATTTCAAATTTAACAGACAAGGTATCAGTTTATCACAGCCGCTTAATGGCTTTGGAAAGAGATGTAGAAAGACATTTTAAAAGTTGCACTTGTGAACACTCAAAAACACACGAAGAAGAAGGTGTCAGAAGAGGCAGGGAGACAAAAGAATACATTGAAGAATTGAATAAGAAAGCAAAAGAAAGTGCTTAATCAAAAGCTTAATGAAGAAAGTGTTTTCTTACGCCACGAGCCTTGCAACGATTGTGGAAGCACAGATAATGTGGGTCGCTACCTTAATCCTGATAATACTTCTAGTACTTATTGCTTCGGTTGTGGAGCTTATCATTCTGATACTGCAAAAAATCAAAACTTTTCTAAATATTTTAACAACAAAACTACTGAGATGATCGAAGGCGAATACGAAGATTTAATTAAAAGAAAAATATCTGCAAAGACTTGTAAATTGTTCAACTATCAAGTTGGCACACATAACAATCAGACAGTTCATATTGCTAACTATAATAATAAAGACGGGTTAGCAGCACAGCACATCCGCTATCCGAATAAGGATTTTATTTGGATAGGGAATACCAAGGAGCTTCAACTCTTTGGGCAATCACAATGGAGAGACAAGGGTAAGATTGTTGTGACAGAAGGCGAAATCGATGCAATGTCGGTCAGCACTGTTCATAATAATCGTTACCCTGTCGTTTCCATACCTAATGGAGTTAAAGCTGCTGCAAAATCTGTAGCGGCAAACATCGAGTGGCTTGAAGGATTTAATGAAGTCATTTTTATGTTCGATAGCGACACACAGGGATATGAGGCTGCTGTTGAATGTTGTAATTTAATTACTCCATCTAAAGCAAAAATTGCAAAGCTACCTTTAAAAGATGCAAGTGATGTGCTTGTTGCAGGTAGAGGCAGTGAAATTACTGACGCTATCTTTAATGCAAAGGTATTCAGACCGGATGGTATTATTTCCGGGGAAGATACTTGGGACTTACTAACGGAAGTCTCCGAACATCAATCAGTTAATTATCCTTGGAATGGTCTGACAGAAATGACAGGCGGTGGATTGCGCAGAGGAGAACTTGTTACTTTTTGTGGTGGAAGTGGAATAGGAAAATCACAAGTCACAAAAGAAATCTGTTTTGATTTAATTCGCAAAGATGAAAAGGTAGGCGTAATTGCACTTGAAGAGAACGTGCAAAGGTCAATCAGAAGCCTTGTTGGTTTGGCTTTAAACAAACCTATTCATTTACCTGAAGTCTATAAAACTATTCCTGAAAAAGAATTAAAGAAAGCTTGGAAGTTAGTTTCTAAGAATTGTTTTTTCTATGACAGTTGGGGTAGCACCGATGATAGTAATTTATTAAATAAAATACGCTACCTCGCACAAGCTTGTGAGTGTAAGTGGATTATACTTGATCATATTTCAATTGTTGTCAGTGCATTAGACTTATCTTCTGATGAAAGACGAACAATTGATATGCTGATGACTAAGCTTCGAGGTTTAGTTGAAAATTTAAAAATAGGTTTAATTATAGTCAGTCATTTAAGAAGACCTGTAAACAGCAACAGAGGACACGAAGAAGGAGCAAGTGTTTCACTTTCTCATCTTCGCTCATCCCACGCCATAGCTCAACTCAGCGATATTGTTTGTTCACTTTCTAGAAATATGAGTGAAGGCGATAATGCAACAGAAGTCAGAGTTTTGAAAAATCGTTTTACAGGAGAGACAGGTTTAGCTGCAACTCTTGTCTTTAATAAAGAAACTTTTCGTATGACTGAAGCTAACGTAAATTTCCAAGAGGAGAATACTAATGATGATCACGCCAGATCAAACGATTATTGATTTTATTAATGAGTATTTTACTAATGACAAAGAATACGAAGAACTACCAGAAGAAGAAAAATTAAGAGTACATACAACTTACAACAAAATTATTGCAGCAATATATCAAGTTTTAGAATTTCCAAATGTAACGCCTTTAATAATGGTAGCTGAAGCACAATCAGGTGAAGCCATTAGAAAAGCATTATCTAAATTCAGTGAAAAATTTCCTGAAGTAATGAGGATAGAAGTAGTCGTAGTTAATTAAAGGACAAAATATGAAATGTGTGTTTGACGTAGAGACAGATGGTCTCCTAGATACACTGTCAAAAATTCACTGCATTGTTGTCCAAGACATAGAGACACAAGAAGTATTTCAGTTTCCACCAGATGAAATTGAACAAGCTCTCAAAATGCTTGAAACGGCTGATGAAATTGTCGCTCACAATGCGATAGGCTTTGATATTCCTGCTATTCTGAAGATTTACCCTCGATTTAATTTTCCATCCTACGTGGACACCCTTATCTGTAGTCGCTTAATTTGGAGCGATATCAAGGAAAATGACTACAGATTTAAGCATAAGACAGAGTTTCCAACTCGTCTTATTGGTAAGCATTCAATTGAAGCTTGGGGTTATCGTCTGCATCTCTTGAAGGGAGACTACAAAGAAAATAATGACTTCTCCAAATGGTCTCCTGAACTGCAATCATATTGCGAAAGAGATGTGGCGATTGCCTTTAAATTATACCAAAAGATAAAAGAAAAAAATTATTCCTTACAAGCCGTAGAACTTGAACACAAGTTCGCTCAAATCATTCACAAACAAGAGCAGCACGGCTTTCCCTTTAATGTAGAAAAAGCACAGACACTCTATTCAGAGTTAGTAAAAAAAAGATTAGGCATAGAAGAAAATCTTCAAGAAAGTTTTCCACCTTTAGAAAATAAATCAATTTTTATTCCGAAAGTTAATAATAAAACTCGTGGGTATCAAAAAGGTGTGGCTTTTGAAAAAGTTGAAAAAGTTATTTTTAATCCGAACAGTAGATTGCATATCGCAGACCGGTTAATTAAAAAATATAATTGGAAACCGAAAGAATTTACAAATGACGGAAGAGCTAAAGTCGATGATAGCATTCTCGAAAAGTTAGATTATGCAGAAGCGAAAGATTTAGCAGAATATTTATTAATACAAAAACGCATCGCACAATTATCAGAAGGCAACCAAGGTTGGTTGAAAGTACAAAACAATGGAAGAATATATCATCACACTATTACTAACGGCACTCCTTCTGGGCGTTGTCGGCATCACTCCCCAAATATTTCTCAGGTGGCTAGTTCTAGCGTTCCTTATGGTCGTGAGTTTCGTTCTTTATTTTATGCACCTGATGGTTACAAACTTGTTGGATGCGATGCAAGTTCTATTGAATTGCGTTGTCTCGGTCATATGTTACATCCATTCGATGGTGGAATATTTATTAAAGAGTTATTGTCTGGTGACATACACACAAAAAACCAAAAAGAACTTAAACTTGCATCAAGATCACAAGCCAAAAGAGTAATCTATTGTCTGATTTATGGCGGTGGAAACGCAAGACTAGGTGAAGCTATTGGAGCTTCAGAAGTAGAAGGCAAAAAATTAAAACAAAAATTCTTTCAAGCTAATCCTGCTTTCAAACGATTACGAGAAGCAGTCATACACAAAGCACAAACTACAGGTTTCCTGAAAGGTATAGATCAAAGATTTTTACCTTGCAGGTCAACGCACTCATCACTTAACTTAATTTTACAATCAGCAGCTAGTTTAATCGTAAAACAAGCAACCATTTTTCTTCACGAAGATTTAGAAAAGCAAGGTCTCGTCTATGGCGAAGACTTCGCAATGGTCGCTCACATACACGATGAGATGCAGTTGTTGGTGAAGGATAAATATGCCGAAGCCGTTGGGCTTACGGCTGTTCAATCCATTCGACACACCACAGAACACTTTAAATTCCGATGTCCTCTCGAAGGTGAATACAAAATTGGAAGTAGTTGGAGTGAAACCCATTGATGCCAATAATAAATCATCTTGGTACACGATGGGCGAACTCTATGAAGAGTTGTTTTGTATTGTCTGCAATCAGAACGGCGTAAATGCCATTGTTAATCCTAACAAAAAAGAGGATGTTAAACTTCCTGATTTATTTGTTGAAGGACAATTATCTGATTTAAAGACACAGGCTACGCCCTTTTTCCTATCTGGTAAATACGGCGTAAAACCTGAGAAAAGTATAACTTTTAACAGTAAAGATTACCGCAGATATAAGAAGAAATACCCTGACATCAATGTTTATTGGTGGCGTGGTTGGTCTAAATGCGAAAGATTTAATACCAAAGTTAAGACTGTAAAAGGTGTGTGGTGGTTGCCGTTTTCTGATTTGGATAAGCTCGTGCAAGACGCACCAGAGCATCAGTATAAAGGTCGCCATAATGGAAATGATTTTGATCAGTCAGCCTACATTTTAAATAGTGATGATTTCACTAAACTATTAATCATAAAAAATGAAACTCCCAAAAGAAATTAAGCTTGGATGCTTTACAATCAAATTTAAAATTCTTGATAGTACACTTTCTTATGAAATTGCTGAACAGCAAGGTAGTTATATAGAAAAAACAAATACCATCTATTTATCAGAAGATATTTTTGAAGATAAGGAAAGAGCAGTCAATGTAGTTTTACACGAACTCTCTCAC